TACCATCTCATAATGATATAGATCATCAGAGACTTGCCTGAGGATGTAGGACTAACTAGTGTTCTACGTCCAGAACGAATACACTTAAGAATTGCCTTGAACTGATAATCGCGTATCTGATACTTCTCAGGGATGTTCAGAGTCTTGATGAACTCTGTTAATTCGTGTTCAGATACGTTGGCATAGACAAGTTCATCATCAAAAGATAGACTGTAACCACGTGCATCACAGAACTTTTTGATTTTCTGGCTCAGACCAGCATACACAATGCCGGTTAGGTTATTGACCAGACGGATCTTACCATCCCACATTCTGGCCTTGTACTTTGGATGCCATTTATAGTTATCGGCATAGAATGTAAATTGATCCGACAACTCCATAATGGTTGACGGATCTGCGCACACTTTAATATGTACCCTATCGATATATTTTAAATGTACGTCAGCCATTTGGTTTGTTTTTGCAATTATCAAAATGATAGCGATTCATATTAGATCTGTTTTTACTAGCCATATCGCAGTGCGGGCATTTCAATGGTTCCAATTTATGAATACCTTCACTAATATTTTTTCTTTGATTAGGCGTATGGATAGAACCAGTCCTATTTGACCCTCTGCTTTTAGCAGACATGCTCATTTTTTTCTTAGATTCTTCGGTGTGTGATTTTCCTAGCATAGGTCTAGCAGTTTTACCATACATTGGATTCTTTTCGCCTTTAAAACATCCGCGTTCTATACGAACGCGTGACATTAATTGTTTAGATTCTTCTGTGTGTTTTTGGCCGTAAAATGGGCTTAACTCTTTGCCATGATATATTCTAGTAGAAATAAAACTAGAAATATCAAATTTAAATTCAATCGGCTCCATTCCTAATGCATTGGCTATAGGATCATAAATACTATTAGACATACGAGCTACTCCTTTAGCTTGTTTGTTGAAGCAGAGGAGGTTGGCGCTTCCTCTGCTTTATAGTATATTTATACCCACTTTAAATTCCAGTTTGGAACTTAGCCCAATCAATCGCCGCTTTGATATTGAAACCACGACCGGTCAGGGATTTAATAATCGATTCTAGAAGCTCGATCTTTTCTTGTTGGATACCGATACGCAATGACATATCGATCACCTCTTGATCCGCCTCTATATAGTTATTCACATCTGAACGGATGATCTTACCCTGAGGTGGAAGCTTCCAACCCTTGGCATGTGTCTCCTCCGTCGGTCCCATAGTAAAGAATTCATTCTTGGCAAGCTTTAGTTGCTTGAGTTCGGCTTCATACTTACGAAGAACCAACCGTTCATTCGTAAAGATCTTAAAGTACTTGTGATGGAGTTTAGGGATATTCAGAGCTTCATTGCCAAGTTCTGAACGGTCGATATGGGAGTCTTGCTCCCACAATTCAAAGATATCATCTAGTTTCATAATAACCTTTATATCACGGTTTAGGAATTAAGTACACCTATTTCATAGCGTAGGAAGCGAAAATCTACGGTACACTCCAAATAATTAACATCATTATCTATTGTGGTGAATTGAAGATCAGAGATATCGATAGGAAACAAACTGTAGAATGAAGCAGTAATGTTACCTCTCATGGCTGAATTCATAATAACTAATGTAGCATCCGAATATAACCCCAGCGTACTCTTCTTCAATGCAGCATATTGTTCAAAGTTATTCGGCGAACCAAGACCGTTCATCCAGTTATGGATTTCTAGATAATCACTCATATCCTCATTAACACGGAATGTGATCGTCAATGGTGAATAGGTAATCTTTCCTGAATCCGGCATAGACACAAATGGTGTTGCAGTCTCAGTAGATGATAGAGTCATGCCAGGAAGTCTAACCGTCTGGACATTGAAGTTTAGACTAGGTGTCCGTGACAGTATAAACTTATAACCTAATGGTGATAAGAAGTTTGGATTGGTTGACTTAGCCACAGTTATATTACCTTTGAACTGATATTATCATTATACACTGATTGTATTTATATGTACATTAAAAAAGGAGGGGAACCTTTCGATTCCCCTCCCAGGTGATACGCAACTATTATTGTTTTCAACCTTACATGAGGTTGTTAACGAGAACGCGACGATAGTACTTGTTCGAATCCTGCTCAAGAACTGCAGTTGACGAAGCAGCTGTAGTACCCTTAGCGAATGGATTTGGAGCCATGCCGTAACGTGTCTTGAAGCCAATCTTCGGTTGGAAGCTGTTAGGATCAACAGCACGAACCATCTGAAGTGGAACATATGGGCAGTAGAACAGACCAGCGTCGAAAGCATTCGAACCCTTGTAGCCAACAACCAGGAAGTTGGTGCCTGCATATGGATCGATATAAACCTTGATGCGACCGTTAAGAACACCAGCGAAGGTGTTGCCGGTATCATCAACATTCAGGTTGTTGCTGTTAAGAGCTGGGGCGTAGTCAAGAACACCAGCCATCTGAAGAGCAGACGCAACGTCTGACGAACAGATGATGATGTTACCCTTACCACGACGTGTTTGCTTAGCAATCTGGTTGCATTCGCGTTCGATCTGGAACAGAAGACCCTTGAACTTTTCAACCGACCAACGACCGTTTGAATCGGTATCAAGATCGAAGATACCAGCAGTTGTAGTTCCTTCGGTTGCACCCTTTTCAGCAGTGATGATGATCGAGCGAACAACTTCACGGTTGATTTCAGCAAGGATTTCACCCGAAAGGATGTTGCTGAGTTCTGTTTCAGCATCAAGACCGTGAATTGCCTTCAGATCCTGTGCAAGTTCAAGCGAGTATTCAGCCTTAAGGGCACGTGTCTTAGCAGATACGGTAACCTTTTCGATGCTGAAGCCCATTTCTGGGAAGATGTATGTGCTGTTCGAACCAAGCAATTCACCGGTACCCAGAAGAAGGCCCATGGTGTAGTTGTAGGTTGAGTTACCAGCATTGTTTGACGAACCAGGAGCCGTGCCAACTGTGTTAGCACCAACAGCAGTTGCTGAACCAGCACCCGTGTTAGCAGAGTCAACACCAGCGCCAAGACGCGAAGAGTGACCGGTATTTGCTTCGTTATAGAATGCTTCATCACCCAGAGCAGTCGAGTTGGCATACTTCGAACGCATTGCGAAGATAAGGCCAGTTGGACCGGTCATTGGCTGAACGCCGCATACATCGTATGCGATCAGGTTTGGCATCGAACGACGAACCAGCGAGATAAGCACTGGGTCAAAGTTCGAAACGTTACCAGCAACGTTGGTTGGCGATTCGCCAAGCAGTTGCTGCGAAACACCATTCTGCGAATCTTCACGCAGAGCATTTTCGGTGTTTTCTAGAATTTGTGCTGTGACAGCGCGCTTGTGAGCGGAGTCGATCGAAGGTAGATCGGCATGCTCAAGAACGGGCTTCCACTTATTTTGTACTTCCTCAGCTAACATTGTATTCTCCCTTTACCTTTTGGTATCTTGGTTTTGGTATTTTATTTATTATTTTACAGTTCTTGAAATTGCTGCAGCATAATGTGCCATATGGGCAGGAACTGGAGCAGCCTGTTCATTCAAACTTTCAACTTCTTCAGCAATCACACCAGTTGATGAAGCCTTTTTGCCTTCGCTAAAGTACTTATCCTTGATGATATTGAGCTTCTTGGCATAGGTTTCAGCATCACTGAAATCGATACCTTCGGCAAGTGTACGAAGCTTTTCAACCTGGGTGGCTGCAAGACCTTCGCTGACTTCATCAAATGTAGCTTCTTGAGTTGCTTCATCGATAACCGACTGCAATTCAATTTGTCTATTAACTGACTCGTCTAGTTTTCCTTCGAGTTCTTCGATCTGAGCTTGGAGTTCACCAAGAACATCGAGTTTATCTTCAGGAACATTGATATAGCTTTCTGCGAACAGATTGCGCAATCCTTCCATGAAATCTTCAGCAACTTGTGTACGGATTGAAGTTTCAATGGCAAGCTTGTTTTCTTCGATCCACTGCTCGATAACATAATCGAGATATTGATCGACCTTATTTGTCATTTCTTCTTGAATGGTTTCTACTTCTTCAGAAAGTGCATCAGCAAATTCTTCTTCAAGACGAATTGTTTCAAGATTCATACGAGCTGTAAGAGCAGCTTCGAAAAGTGTCGATGCACTTTCCTTGAATTCTTCGGTAAGATCTTCACCAGCAAACATGCTAGCAATATCTTCTTTAACAGCACCGAGGGTTGCACGTGGCATCTGGCCAAGGCCAGTTTTACCAGGAGCAGTTGCCGATGGAGTTGAATCAGCTTCGTGGCCGATCTGTGCTAGTGCATCATTAAGGAAGTGAGAAAGATCGTCACCCTTAAGTTGAGCTAATAGCGATGTAAAAGTAGCAAGCTTTTCAACTGTGCTCGAACCGGGCTTCAACGTATCTGAAGCTGCAGATTCTTCGATCTCGTCAAATTCATTCTCAACGATTTCGTTTGTATCCTTATCTGACATTGTACACTCCTTGTGAATTTTATTTATTTATATTGGATTAAGATTTGGAAATTTCGTTGAGAAAGTTCTCAAAGATCTGTAATTTACGTTCTTGGAGTTCACGCGATCTAACAGCAGATTCAATCTGCACCTTTGATTTATGAGCTACCAACATGCTGTTTTCCCAAATCCATTCAACACCTTCCATGATGCCATTAACAAATGCATCAGGTGCTGAAGGATCAGCAACAATATCGGCTGCTGTTGCGAGATGGAAATCGTCTTGAACCTCATTGATTCCTTCCTTGTTGAGACGCAATGATCCCATACCACGAGAAGAAACACCGAGGCGAACACCGGACTCAATAAGACCGCGAGCAGTATTACCCATAGGAGTATCTGTCAGCTTTGCCTTGCCGATCCAATTTAGACCTTCTTGACGAAGGCTTGTGATAACATGTGATACACGATCAAGGTTGATCTGAGGACCGTCAGGATGACCTAGTTCACCAAGGGCACGACCAGACTTGACGTATGATTCGTTGTAGCGTTCTACTTCCTTGGCAAGAGTCTCTACTGGGTACATACGACCGTTACGGTTCTTGATACCACCTTGAAGAAAGATACCTTCGATGAACATGTTCTTCTTCCCATCTTCACGGGCTTCGGTAACAACCTTTACATCTTCAGTGAGTTCGGTAATTAGTTTCATGTTATCTTACCTATTGTTATATTCTGAAGTGAATGTGCCGACCTTCTGCATCTCTAACATGCAATAACCATTGGCAGTTCCAACAAAGTTAATGGTTAGATTAGCAGATTGACCTACATTAAGAGGCATGCCGCATCCTGCATAGTCCTTTTGACCAGTTGAATCGTATGTTGCAACAACTGTACTGCCTCTTAGAACCTGTACTGATCCAGCATCACACCCCCAGAATACTTGTGTGATATATGCACCAGAGAATACTTCATCGCCGATAGCTACACAAGTCGATGTTGAATTAACATTTGTCGTTGTGCTATTACCAGCAAGAACGATAGGTCCGCTGTTGGCTTGAGAAACGTGAAGTACAAATGATGTATTTTTTCTGCTTGAAATTGTGACGGCCATTATTCACCCCTGTGGCTAATAGCAAAGTCGAGCATCTGATCAATACCTTCAGGAGTTGAACATGCTAGCATGAACTTTGTCTTGTTGTCTTCATTAAGGCTTTCGAAAACATTTAATAGTGCACGCTGATGTGATTCTGAGATATCACTAAGGCGATCGATCAAACGTTCTTCTTTATTGAGTGGTTTACCACCACGTTCGGCTGTCAACTTAGCAGCAATAGCCATTACACGACGCTTTGCAGACGACTTGCCCTTGAACTGTGGAGCATCAGACTTTTGAAAGTCCTTGATGTATGTTCCCATTGGAGCATTGGTTGCGATCTTCTCGTCAAGTTCAACTTCTTCTTTTTTCATCCGCTTGTCCCAAGCGTGTTGCTTGATAACTTTACGGATTTCATCTGTATTAGTTGTTCTTTTGTTTGCATGCTTACCAATGACAGCATCATGCGACATGCCAGAGTCAAGATCTTTTTTGATCTGATTTGCATTAACTTCGGTAATCTGCTCAACTTCTTCCTTGGCAAGCTTGGTAACGGCTCTATTGATTCCCTGAATACGCTTACCAGCCTTTTCACGTGGAGCTTCAACATCACGGTGAGTTGTCTTTAGAGTCTTATGGATCTTATCCTTATCACCGAAAGACATGTGACGATTGGTTAGACGATCAACTTCATCCTGCTCGGCCTTCTTCTTGCCGTGTTCCATTGCGTTGTTTGCAGCTGAACCAGCAGCCTTCTTAACATATGAAGCAAGTGTACCCTTTGAAAGTTCATCAATCTGAACTTCTTCCTTGGCGAGTCTATTCAGAGCATTGTCGATACCCTTGGAGCGTTTTTCAGCTCTCTTGTCATGAGCTCTTTCCATTGCGCCCTGACCTTTACCATCCATAGTACGAATACCACGTTGATAACCTGCACGAGCTTCGTCTTTGCCCATCTGATTCTTGGCCTTGATGGCGTATGTTGCAAGAGTAGCTTTTGACAGTTCATCGATCTGTTCAGATTCTTCTTTGACATCCTTTGTCGCCCATTTACCATCAGCTGTCTTGTATGAGATAGATTTCCATTTACCACCAACAGACTTCTTAGTTTGGCGAGTAGCCTTTAGTTCATTTTCAAGATCTGAATCTACTGCTTCAGCAACTTTCTTCTTACGACGAAGAAGTTTAAAGTCATGAGCATCAACCTTGCCATTCTTGTTGGCATCGATCTTATGCTGATTACCCTTTAACTCCTCGTACACCTTCTCGTCTTCACCAGGATTATATCCATGGCGTTCCTTACGGCGGTCAGCGGCCTTGGTTTTACCATTGAAGACTTCGTCTCCATTGCCGTTACGGTCTGGATTCTTGGCAGTAACATGCTTATCGATAAACTTCTGTTCATCGGCAGACTTTACTTTTAAGTAACCTTCTAAGAAATTCTTAAGCGTCTTCGCCATCGTCTTCCAACCCTTCTAATTCGTCTAAATCTAACTCTTCGTCATCCAGATCAATATCATCGATGTCATCATCAAAGTCATCATCGTCTTCATCATCAAATTCATCATCGATATCGTCTTCTGGATCAATATCATCTTCTTCAGAATAGATGCCCTGGGCAATACTACTACGCATCGTCTCAATAGCATCAATTGCTTTTGCGCCCATAATGTCATCAAAAGCAGAAGCAAACTTAGTAGGTTGCTGACTCATTGCTGAATTAATTAGATCTTCAATACTTGGCATAAAATCTCTCCAATTTCTTTTTATTTATAATCAAGCTGGTTTCTTCACCACATCAGGAACTGCAGGACCAAAGTCAGCATCCTTAGGTGGTTTTACATCTTTTGCCGGCGCAGGTGGCGTTCCAGCATCATCCGGTGGTACCATTCCTGTGCCAGGAATCGGTTGACCATCAGGTCCAACCTCAGGTTGATTGTATTGTGGATTATTCATCTCTTCTTTAATCTGTTCATCGATTTCCTTCATGTCCTCTTCAGTCTGATAGAGAACATTACGACGAATCCATTCATGTGAATAATATTTGCCGGTATAATCGTCTACATCACGTAGCATCGAAACACGATCACGAAGAATTTCTGTATTTCTTAATTCTGCAAAATGGTTGTCTTCTGCAAATTCAAATTTGAAGTTGGTCTTGAATTCTGCCCAATCTTCATAGGTGATAATACCCTTGAGGATGAGTTGCTTTTCAAGAATTTTAGTAAACAGTTCTGAGAATCTGGCTCTTAGACGTGTAACAAACTTTGCAAACTTGACCTCATCTCTGGTGATTTCGGTAGCACGACCAAAGCTGTACTGTGCCGATGGATCAAGACGGCCGATAGGAACATTCAATGATTTATATAGTTTGTTCTGGAAATATGTGACGTCATCCATCTGACCAAGATTCTGACCACCTGGAAGAGTGGTGATCTCTGTACCCTTGCCACCTTCACGACGTGGCAACCAGAAATCTTCGAGCATGGTCATATGCTTACGGTCATCACGGATCTCGCCGGTCGATTGATCGTATACAACCTTATTCTTAAAGCGTGTCATAACATCACGAAGATATTGCTCTGCTTTAGGTTTAGGAAGATTGCCGACATCGATATAGAAGATACGACGTTCTGGCGCACGTGAGATACGATAGATGACAAGACTGTCTTCCATCGCCTTCAACATATTCAACGGTTTGATAGCTTTTTGTAGATACCCGATAATCAGGTCGCCATTGACGTTTACCAGACCAGATGATACATTGACAATAGAATCGATTGCAATTCTTAGTCCCTGCGCGCCAGTATCTTGGAACGGTGCTACATTATTAGGAACACCAGCTGTTTTTGCGAATCCCTTTTCATTATAAATGTAAAATTCTTCACCAGTTTGTGGGACTGTAAGGTTTGATTCCTTAGAAACTCTTCTTTTCTTCTGGGTACGGATCTTACGGATCTTACGAGGATCGATATAACGAAGCTCTTTAATACCCTCTCTAGGTTGCTTCTCATCTATCATTACATGATAGAGCAACCGGCCATCGACATACCACTTTTTAAAGATTTCATATGCATGTTGATTGAACTCGAGAAGATCAACAATATTATCAAATTCTTCTAAAATAAGTTTTTTGATTTTGTCAGGTTGTTCAAGTTTGTCTAGATTGAGACTGACAATTTCTTTCTTTGGATCGGCAACAATGGCTTCATTGATAATATCATCGATGGCCATCTCGACCTCTGGATGCATTGCAACTTCACGGTACTTATTAACTAATTCTGCTTCAGTACGAACAGAACCATCAAGATCGACGAATGTACCATAGACACCACCTTCGGCCACAACCATGGCGCCATCATCAGCTGCCTTTGGAGTAAACGAAGGGATGTCTAACGGTTCAACTTTTTTAGTAATTGAAAAACCAAATAATTCGGCCATGTAAGCTCCAATTTAAATAACAAAAAAGTAAGGGGAATGGTTACCCCTTACTTATCTTAGCGTCCACCAGCTCCGCCGGTTGAACTCTGACCAATTGACCAATAGTCGTATTGGAATGTAACCTGGAACGATTCAATCTGATCCGTTGTCGACCAATCAAGTTCAATTGGTGCAATGTTGCTTGGGAAGATACCATTGAATTCGTATGAACGAATCTTGGTACCATCTTTGGCAAACTGAGTAACAGATGCAGTTGACTTATAACGATTGATATCACGAATGTTACGCTCAAGACGATTGATCTTATTTGACCATTCTTCCATTGCATTACGGATCAAGAAGTCTTCATCGTTAAGAATGTTAACAGTCCATTCACCAAACGTACGATCTCCGGCCAACTTCATCTGACGTCCAAAGTAGTATACTGGAATGATGCCTAGATCCGATGATGGGATCTGAGCAGCCTGAACCATGAATGGTGTTTTAAGATCAGCAGTACTATTTGCAGGATTGCTGATTTGCACCTGGAATAAATTCTGTCTTGCACCACCATAAACGAGTTGGCTTCTCATTTCGTTGATATTAAAAGCCATTGTGCTTTCCTCCTAGTTTCTTTTATTTATTAGAACTGGCCAACGACTTCGGT